CATAGAGTTCCTGGAGCTTCTGCTCGTCAGCTAAGCTGGTATCGAGTATGTCCGTTCCGCTTGCCATGGTTACGTCGCCGATTTTGGAGCGGGACCCGGGCTTGTACCAGCCGTCCCCGACAGGTTCCAGCCAAATGTGGAGGACTTACCAGCAGCCGAGGTCTGACTCCCAACCAACGGAGTCGCCATCTGGATTGGCTGCTCCAGGAACCCAAGCCGCGATCCATAGAGCTGCTCTGGGAGCATCATCCGGAATTGCTGGTACGCCTGGATCATTGGAAGCAACTGTGGTAGAATGTTCTGGATAGAGCTGCCTGCAACATTGGGGATATTCTCCGGGGAGACAAACCCGCGGCTGGCCTCACTACCAGAGACACGGCTGAGTGCCTGACGGATCATCCCGCTCACGCCAGCCTCGGCTTCGGGCATCAGCCCGAACTGGCCAGAGGGTGTGAGTGACCGCCAGTCCTGCCCGCGGAAGGTCCCGAATGGAGCATTCGCCGCCTCCCGCGCTAGCGGGAAGTAGTCCTGGGTGAGTAAGTTTGAGGTGAGCCGGCGGATTTCTGGGGTATACCCGCCAAGTGGCTGAACATCCGCGGACTGGCCGGACTTTGTACTTGTCCCACCAAGCCCGAAACCGAGGGACCCCAAAAACCCCAGCAGGGCCGGGACGATGAACACCAGGTCGAGTTCAAGCATTAGACACCTGCGTAGATGATGAAGTTGACTGTCTGCCAGGGCTGAGTGTTGCTGTGCGCCCCGCCGCTACCAAAGCTACTGGTTCCATAGTTATTTCCAGTCGGAGCACCTGATGCGCCGCCCCCAACAATCCCTTCTGTGCCGGCACTAAATGTTGCTCCAGTATGGTTATGAGCCGGTGTTTCCCCCGCCACAAGAGTATGGGTCTCGGTTCCACCGGCTCCTCCAAGCGTGTCGGCATTGGCCCCGTCCGTACTGGCCGAAGTAATCCTGTTGGCACTCCCGTCTACGCCCATTGGGACGCGCCCGCGCAGATCGGGCAGGTTGAACGTGGTGCTACCGTCGCCCACGCCGTAGGCCGTGCTGATCGCGGCAAAGAGATCAACGTAGGTCGTCCGGCTGACCGCCGTCCCGTCGCACATCAACCAGTGTGTGGGAGCTGAAGCCCCCCCATACGGTGCAATCACACCGAACGGCATGAGATTACGCTGGCCAATGGACGTGGCTGAGGTCGCTACCAGTGGGCGGTTAGCTGTCCAAGTCGACGCATCAGAGGTGATGGGGTTCTTGAGCCCGCCGGCGTTGGTGAGGTTGACTGCCAGGCGGGCAACGAGATCGGCTGTGCTGCCCTTCAGGTCACTTCCCCGCCCCAGGATAGCCTCGATCTGGACCGCTGCGCTGGCAGCCCCATTCATCTGCTGGGCGTCAGTCGCGCTAACATTGTTTACAAGGGTGGAGGCGGAGTCCTGGTCCCCAGACTGGTAGGACGAGTTGGCGACCATTAAATCGGCCATGGCTACTCCGACACCACTTCCCGGGGCATGCAGTCAGTCACACGCGCGCCGGGGAGTACCCCCTGATCGAGCATCTGCTCCAGATTACGCTTGAAGGCGTCGCATGCAGCCTTAGTGGGAAACTGGTCGATGATCTGGTGCTCGGAGGTCAGGTTTGGCCCCAGCAGGACAAGGAACCACACGGTGATTGTTACGACTAGCATTATACCCTCGGGTTCTGGTGCTTCACGTTAACCACGGGATGGACACGATCGACCACAAAGCTCGTTCCCCCACTGAACACGACCTGGATGCTGACCCGCTGGTGAGTCGTGAAGTCTGTGTGGACGATGTACCGATCTGGGAGTTGGCTACAGACATTGACTACTGGGCGGATACTGTCAATGACATAGAGAGAGCTGGGGCTGAATGCCAGCCGTACCGCCATGCGTGTCAGCTTGACTCGGTTTTGACTTCCGACATCTATGACGTCAGCTACAAACTTGGCGCTCCCTGAAACGCGACACCAGAGGTCCCCGTCTCCCCACTTCGAGCCGTCACCCCAGAGTGGGCACGTAAAGGGCACGTTAGACCACCGCTTCGACTGTCAGACCGGACTCCACGAGACCATCTAGATCATACACACTGACTGTCGGAGTTGACGCAGTAGCGAGCTGGAGGTCCAGATTGATTGCCCGTACATATTTCAGTCGGGATGCGGCGCCGAAGTCCGCAAATGGTGTCTGGTAGATACAGGAGATGTTGTTATCTACTGCCCCCACAGCATCGGTAAAGCGTGCAGGTACGCGGAGGCTGTACACAAAGACGCCGGTGGACGGATTGCCTTCCCCACCGCTGAGCCGGAACTCTCCATTCTGGGTCTCAGACCAGCAACGACTTAGAAACTGCCCAACCATCGGGCCATACCACACAGGCCCCCGCTCGGGGTGCTGAATCATGGAACGCACGTCGAGCCAGAACTGAACACTGGAGAAGGTGTCACTGCCCATCGGGATTCCCAGCATGAGGTACCGGTCGAAGTATGTCATCCAGACTTGACCCAGCGCTGCCGTGTTCGTGCTCTCAATCCCCAGCGTGCTGACGTGGGACTGGAGCTTATCTCCCACGTACCCGCCGACGAGAGACCCCTCAGGCAACAGGTATACGTTGAGGTCACTTGTGAACCAGAAGATACCGACACCAGGCACCGTCGCCACCGAGTAGGGGGAGGAGGTACCGACGTTGGGGTCAAGCAGGAGGATCGCACTGTCCTCTTCAACCGGGCGGGTTATAGACGTGACATCGTCGCCGTAGTTGGTCCCGGTAATCACGTAATACCCCTGCGCCTGCAGGGCAATCGCTCCGTGGTAGAAGGTGTCCGCTCCGCGGACATTGAAAGGGTGGATGGCGGTAAACAGGCCAGGTCGTGCCGGGCGGAACGTTGCCCATGCGGAATTGCTCGACCAGACGTTGTCCACTCGGGGGTTGGTCCGCTCTATCCCGTTGGCTGTAATGCACATCATTCGGTCAAGGACATTGATCGTCCCCGTCCTCGCAACTGGAATGTTGGTTCCACTGACCGTGGCAAAGGTTGTCCCGTCCCACGATCTTAGGGTGTCGGTGATATTGCCGATATAGACCTTATCCGTAATGGACCACGTATTGAAGTGTGTATCGAGATCGTTCGTCATCCCAGAAGTCAGGACGGTCTCATTCCCACCATCCGAGATATGACTGATGTTGTTGCTGTAGGCAATCAGACGCCGGCTGGTGGGGTTGACTCCGCCGAAGTAGAACTTGTGCCCACCGCGTACGCGCCGGGTGGCGGCTATTTGGACTGGGGTGATTCGAGAGCTACCAAACCGGCTACGCGTTCCGCCGTCATAGATCATATTCTGCATGAGGCGGGCCTCCCCACCTCGGACACCACGGAGGCGGACGATGAGGTCCTCCTCGCTGGCTCGCAGGTTGATCCCGAGGACGGGGTCCTCGTATGTCGCAAGCTGTTCGGGTACTTGGTTACGCAGGCTCATCAGACATCTCGGTAACTGACGTGCCCAATATCCGCTTCCTGCCCACTGTAGACCGTGAGCATGTTTCCATAGATAGCGGACTCTGTCACGTAGCGATCCTCGTCGAACCGTTGCATAGTTTTGACAGCAATGCCCTGTATCCACAGCGAGCGGTACTCACGAAGATGCCGGATGAAAATGACCCCACCCTCGTCGATTCGGTCCAGGTGAACCCAGTAATCATACAGGAGAACGTACTGCCGGTCCGGTGTATAGTCCAACCAGACCTCCCGGCCTACGGGTGCAAGACGTGTTGGCATTCCTGCCGAGTAAGGTGCGGGTATCGGGTCCCACTCTGTCGGCTTGTCAATATCGTACAGCTTCCCGCGGGAGGTCTCAATGTGATAGGCGCTGGTTACTCCGGGTACGGTAACCCAGACGGTGTCCACCGTAGCAATCTTTGTAGTGTTGTCATAGGCTGCGATCTGGCGGAACTGGCCACTCCCTGTACCAGAAGTGAGGAAGATGAACCGGCCCCGTACATCGTCCTCCTGCTGACTGAAAGTACTGGCAAGTGTGATGGTGCTCGTCGTGCCTGTCTGGGCTGTGCCTATCCAGGAGTCCGTTGTAGTGGAATCAATCCGCTGGACAGAGCGAAGGTCCTGTGCA